TACTGCAAGTGCTGCTTTGTTGAAAACTTTTCATGGTTCAGCACTTCCAGCGACGACGGGCTTTACAGACAGGTTTATCTGGTGTCTTTGAACAATCTATATTATGCATGTCTTGCTGACCCTTAGAGCGAGCACAGAAAGACTTCCTACGCTTCGCATCCTTACTACCTGGTTTGGGGTCTCCAGTTACGGCAGTCTTTAGTTTAGAACCTGGATTCTCACGACGATATGCTTTTACTGCAGCAGAACTCATACCGTCAGTTTTATCTTTTTTATTGACTTTCTGCCAATCTTCTGTTACATGTAAAAATTGTTCTCCTGGTTTATAATCTGTAATATGATATGATGCAACTCTACTACCAGGATATGCCTTTTCAATTTGTGCTTGAACTTCCGCACGTTTTGGTTTAGTTAATTGTGGGAAGAACATTTTAACTAAAAAATATCTACCTTTCCAAATTACTGTGGCATGTATCATATTGCCATTCATAGAAGGAATTCTAACTGCTTCAGAAACCTCAACTTCATTCTCTTCTTTCTTCACGCAGTTGTTATATGTCTTACCAAACATCTTTTTAGTTCCCTTTTTCTCATATCCAGGCCAACACTTCTTTGCCTCTTTCATCTCTTCTTCTGCTGTAATGAGATCAACAAATTCATATTCGGTTGCTCTGAAATCGTCTCTCCAATTAGAAAATTCAAATTCTTCTTTCTTAGTTTTATTGCCCCAGTTTTTCGCACCAACCTTACGACACTTGACTAATGCTCCAGATGCATAGGCAGAAGGCCATACAGAATAGCGAGACTTGACCTTATGGTAACAAGCATCCTTTTCTCCTGCTGCCTCATCAAACTGCTCTTCAGTCATTAATTCTAATTCTTCATTAGTCACATAATCCGATGCAGTATCGATATAATCTGCTGCTTTTGTAATTTTAGATTGAACCCAAGCTTTCAATTCTCCTTCTCCTTTTTTACCCATTTTTTTCTCCAATCTTTCTGCTGCTTTTTTGATTGTTTTTAATTGAGAACGTGCCATCGAATATTCATGATCTTTTTTCGTTTCTTCAGTAGCTACGTTGATTGCTTTACCTTTGCGATTTGGATTTGGATCTTCTTTTTGTTTACGGCGAAATGCTGCTTGCTCTTCATCTTTATCAAGGTTGCGCTTCATTTTACTAGATCCACACTTTGGTTTAGTTTTTTGTCCTGGTTGCTTAGCACAAGGTTTTCCTGCATACTTTCCACCTAACTGAACCCAACCAGGTTTTCCATCGCTTGATTTACTTTTACCAAACCAATCACGAAGTGATGAATCTCCACTTTTATTTGCTTCAGTAATACCTGCTTCAGATGCAGCATCTTCGGTTTCTTTTTCAGTAGCATCGTCTACGGAATATCGATCCCACATCTTTGGACCAAATCCACATTGACTACGAGTTTCTTTCTTCTTACAAAGACGACAATACTTCTTTTCAGACATTATGCCAGAACAATCTTTTTATTATTTATTCTGGTTTTTGTTTCAACAATTTCTGCAGTTCTGCAGTTGAACCCACAAAGAGAGCATTAGTCACATTAGTCGGACCTTTTTGCTTAACATCTTCAACATCTTTTAGTTTTTTCTGTAACTCCATGAGTTTATCTGTTGCATCAGACACACTTTTTATTAACTGTCCAGCAACTTCATATGCTCTAGCTTGCTCTGTTTCTTGTGCCAATTCAAGAATGCCGTTTATTGCTTCTTGTCCTTTTTCAATTATAGAATATAGATTTCCTCTGGTATATTCATAATCTTTTCGGATATCATTTTTGTCTACAAAGTCATTTTTCTGCGAATTATCAACCGCAATAATATTATCGTTATCAGAATCCTCAATGTTGAAAGTTTGATTTAAATCTTTAAATTTTTCTGACATAATTTATCACTAGAATGTTACTCCATCAAAACCAAAATCATCTCCCATCTCAATAAGATCATTATCTGCAGTTGTTATAGATTTAATTTCCTCTCCTTTAACATGTTTAGATATCTTAGTATTATCTTTTCCTCTTTCTACTGTTATTTTATTGTCACTAATACTGGTAACATAAATCTCTTCTCCATTGATTTCGTAATAAGATTCATTAGTTATAGATGAGGAATCATCAACTTCTATTAAAGTGTCTGTAGACTCTATATCTTTTGACAATAAAGTTACTACAGAATTATCATAATCTTTAATCGCTCTTGGAGTAACTCTATATGAAAGTTCTCTTTGAGTACTATCAGCATCTCCAGTATAATAAGAAACAGTAGCAGTTTTGATTGGAGTTGCGGTTGTAACGGGACCAAATAGATATGTCTTGGCAGTAAATCTAAATGTATATAAAAGAACTCTTCTTGAAGAAAAATCCCCTTCATAATCATCCTGCATAGTAATATTTTCTAGGACGATTGGGATATCTCGCTTTTCATTAAGAGTATCCACTAAATTTACAGTTACATTGTATGATGGTTGAAAATAAGGTAAAATTTGTTCTACAATCTGTAAAGAATCATCGTTTAATTTCGTCATCACACTCAGCTCAAACTGCATATTATATGGAACTGGCATGTAAGACCTTTTTGCAGTATTTCCGTTATCTGGATCTTTTACTGATATTTTCTGTGATGTAGTGACTTTTCTAGAAGCATCATATGTTAATCCAGTAAATTCAAACGACATTCTAGGAAGAGTTATTGCCGTTGATCTATTTAAATCTGGAGACTGCTCAAGTCTTGCTAAAAACTTTTGAGTTGGTCCATAAGCCAAAGGAACTTTTACCACACTAACAGTGTTATCAGAACTGTCAGTTTTTTTAATAGTAATATTATTAAAAAGAGTACCAAATGATATTATGGTTCTTCTTAATATTTCGTGGTAAAAGTATTCAAACATAATTTTTTGTTAATATACTACTATTTAACAGCAAATGGTTTTAGGGAATACCAAATGGATTGCGTTCTGAGAAATCAAGTATAGAGTCAGCTTCTGATTCGATATTTGTATTATCTGTAAATCCATCATCAATTAAATCAGTATTTACAATGCGGAGTGGAGCTGTAGCTCCAGATGACTCTCCTGTTATAGTTTCATTTACTTGGAAAGTTCCTGTTACATTAGCAATTTGAAGAACATTTGTTGCTGAGTTAAATGTTCTCACTCTTGCAGTTGCTCCACTTACCGAACCAGTGATAACTTCATTAAACTCAAATGTTCCTGTCAACCCAACAGAATTGTTTGAGATAGAAATTGTTGGAGCAACAGAGTAACCAAGACCACTATTAGTTATGTAAATGGCAGTGATAGTTCCTGCAGCACTTACTACGGCAGTTGCAGCAGCAGATACGGCAGTTACTCCAGTTAAGAATACTTCGTTTGTAAATGTAATCGCTGGAGCAGTAGTATATCCAGATCCTCCAGAAGTAACAGTTATAATTCCAATCACTCCATCACCAATAGTAGAAGAAGCACTAGCACCGACTCCTGTCGATGTTACAAACTCTATTTCTGGTGCAACAGTGTATCCAGCACCAGCATTAATTAATTGAATAGCACTAACAGAACTGTGGTTCATTACAGCTGTTCCAACTCCAGTAATTCCTCCTGAAGGTGCCGATGAAATTGCAACTCTAGGAGTTGTTGCAAAATATGCTCCTTGCTTTCCTATAGTAATACTTCTTATACCGCCATCGACAATTCCAGATATGGCAGTTGCAGTTGATGCAACTCCAACCAAGGTTAAAGTCTGAATTCCACCGAGAACAGATGATATTCCATCCTCCGTTTCTCCTGACAAGGAATTTCCTACTAAATTATCATCAATCTCATCTATTCCAGTATCAATAACTTCATCAGAGTATCTAAAGAGTTCGCACTTCAAAGTATAAGTGTAATTCTTTTGTAATTGGTAGAAAGGTTTTTCATGCTCTACAAATTTTATTTCAAAAAGTCTATCCCCTAATGGGAAATATATTAAATCACCCTCTTTTGGTCTGGTTGATAATTTTGTATTGGATGTATTTTTTATAAGTGGTTCCAAATAAAATTCAAATCTATCTTGAGATATTACAAGATTTATTTCTTGAGTTGATTGTATGCCAAATTTTGTCAATAAAGTTGTATTATCTGCATATCCTTCATAATTTTCCAAATATGCTTCAATCGGACTAGCATTACCAAATTGAGATTCAATAACTTCTTTGATTATTGTATTTTCATTAACATATTCTCTTGGCATGTAATATACTTCCACACCATACATTCTTAATTGTTCATTGATTAAATCTTGTATTAAATTTTGTTCTGAAGAAGAACCTTGCTGAAAAAAAGGATTTAACATAACATCAACCAATCATATCTAATGGCGGAAGTTCATATGCATTTGACATTTTTTCTCGTATTCTTTCCAATTCTTTTTCCGCATCATCAAATAACTGCCTACCATTTAATTCAATTCCTCCTGGCAATTTTACACCTTGGAATTTGATGAGGTTTTGTCCCCATTGCCTTTTTATAAGAGCAGTAACATACATCTTTAAGAATGAATCATTCCAAACTCTACTAAAATCATTCGGATCTAAAAGTCTGTAGCAATCAATAACCAAATAATCATCAACACTCAAACTAGCCCAATCAATATCTAAATATAATCTATCCTGTCTTTGATTAAATCTAATTTGCTTTTGAGTTGTTAATGCAAAATCAATATCCTCTAGATATCTTCTTGTCATTCCATAAGTTAAAATTTCAGTGGATCCCCAGTAGTAAATATCATTTAAAAATAATTGATATTTTACACTGAACATATTATTAGTTGCAGTATTAGACCCATCAAAATGAAATAATTTATTTACTCCTATGATTGAGGGAGGTACTTGTAAATAATTGCTGTTTTCCTCATAAGAAAAAGTAGTAGCAGTTCCAACAATAGTTGTTGTCGCAGTTGTAGTTGCAATGCCGACAGGATTGTTTCCTCCCCTACCTCTTCCCCTATCAATATCTTCTTGAGTTACTTTATATTTCAAAAATGTTTGAGTAACCCCATCAAAATGTCTTTCATGAAATATTTGTAACGCATCATCAACTAGATCATCAAGTTGTTCATCAGCAACATTAATTTCTAAGACAGGAGCTCCCAACTGTCTTTTACAATAATCTATTAACCCTTGTCTAGTTGTAGGTTGCGCCATCTATTTTGATACTCTATATTGATATTTATAAACTACTTAGGAATACCTATCAATTGCATTGTTTCTTGTTGTTTATAGTAAAGTTTTGCAAAACTTTTTGCAATATTTTTTAAAGACTCCAAATCACTACATGAATCAATATTTGTAGCAATTTGAGTGTATGCAAAACTTTTTTCTAAATTGCTTAACTCTATTTTATTTGGATCCATTTAAAATCTCCATCAATAGTTGTTTAATTTCGTTGATATCAGACTTCATTGTAGCAATTTCTTGCTCAACATTGTGTATCTTCTGATTCTTTTTATTTTGCGATTCACGTTTAGCAATATATTGTTCATAACCATAGTGATCTACATTCACTATGGAATTTGTATTTGAATCTCTAACAATATTAGAGTGTCCAGCAACACCGTGATAATTCATCTTAAGCAATAGCAATACATCTTAAATCTTTTATTCTAGGAACATATACTTGACTTGTTGATGTAATAACAAGTTTAACTCTGTAATTTCTAAAGGCAGGAAGTTGATCAATACTAAATGTATATTCTTTAAATTCCAAATCTTTACTCTCAAATTCTAAAACATTTGATTTTTGAACTTGATTATCAGGTGATCCATCGTTATCTTGTAAAGAAATAATATCCCCATCGTCGTTAATATTTAAATATCCTGGAAATGGTGTAAATGTTGGGGACAAACTTGACTCCTCTGTGCAATAGAAAGCTCTAATGTCACTGTAAGAATTCAAATATGCATTAAGAATTAATTTTAATCCAGTTCCAGGAGTTTCCATAGAAATTTCTTTAGAAATATATTGGAATGCTGATGGATCTGTCGCAATTTGGTTTACTCTAGAATCTGTAGCATAATTGGTAATAACTTCATTTATTCTATTACTTGTTAGAATAGTATTAATTCTTTGTGCATCAACAACTGGACTAATCCTATTATCGCTATTAGATAAAAATACTCTAAGTTCTAAAGATTTATTTCCAAAGGCATCATTTAAAGAATTATCTTCATTGACCTTTGAAAATACTGCCTTTGGAGAATCTAGGAAATTGGGTCTATTGAGAGCTACGGGTTGGAAACCAGAATCTACATACGGAATTTCATTTCCACTTATGCTAGTTGATGTAGTTGTCCTTAAAGACGCACTTACATTTGTTCCACTAATATTTTTAAACTGCACCATTGGAGTTATAACTTCAAAAGGCATATTTTGAGATGCTTTGATATTATAACCACCACAAGATTTATTATCTTTAACATAAAGTTTTGGTAAATTTACATCAGAAGATCTATCAAAATTATCGTCATTAAATCTTTCTGAGGTATTAATCTTGATGTGATAAGAATCAAAATCAATTGGATTACTAATAGTAACATCATCAAAACTATGTATTTTGTTAATTCTGGATAAATTAATATTATTTAATTCATATTTGTAAACCGGTGTTCCTACTGGATATGTTGCTTTATTCAAACCTCTTGTTATATTTCCAATACCAGTAGAGCCACTTGTTTCTTTATATTCAAGGATTTCTTCTCCAATTTTAAGAAATCCGCTATTAGTGGGACTTACAGTTGCATTTTCAAAAACCTTAAGGTTTGAATTATCTTCAACCGCCAATGAAGATGTAGAAGATACTGAGTACTCAGTTATTAATCTTGTTGGAGGAATGTCAGATTCAATATCAAATAGTTCTACTCTATTATCCGTGGAGTACATTCCGTGATTTTGATGATTTACTTTAAAATGAAGTCCATCTGATTCTACATCAATTGAATTGATATTTACATTGCCACCAAAATCAAAATTTAAAACCGTAGTCCCAACTCCAACAGCAGATGATTGATAACTAAGAGATTTTCCACTCCCAACAACAAATTCTCCCTGAACATTATCGAAAATTAATTCATTTGTATGGCCGACTCCAGTAACAGTCAATTTCATATTTTGGCCAGATGAAGATTGTCCTATTGTCCCCACAGTTAATACATCACCCACACGATAACCCGACCCACCGTCTCCAGATATAGTTGCAGATGTAGCTTTTCCATTTTCCACAACAATGTCTGCCTGAGCATTACGGCCTGTTCCTGTAGATGTTACAAGAGTTACTTCATTAAATGTAAAGGAAGAAGAATTTGGAGTATATCCAATACCAGCATTAGAAACTTTTAAGTTTCCAATAATTGAACCACCAGCTCCAACTAAATTGCCGGCCGCATTAGTTTCATTTTGAAAGAAAGTATTACCAAACTCATATCCATCATCAGCAACAGTAGTTCCTAATCCGACTCTAATTCTTCTAGAACTCATTTCTATGGAATTTGGAGTCAATCTTGGTATTTGCCTATTAGCAACTGATAATTCTGGATTATAAGTATTAATAATTCCAGTTTCATCGAAACTTGCTCTGAATAAGTTAAACTTTAAATTTTCTGTTGGACTTGCTTCCCAAGATGATGCATTTTGTGATTTGAATAAATTGCCTGAATATGGTTGGCTAGATATTAAGTTTCCATCAATAATATCATTCTCCCCGAGTCTTGATGTAAATACACTATATCTTGTTGAATTGGTAGATAAACAAATTGCATAATTTTTCCTACCTTCAAGGTATATTGGACACTTGAATTCAAATCCTGTTGCAATATCTCCATCATCAGATACATCAATTTCATCCGGATTTAAAATAACCTCAGACATTGGAAGAACTTTAGAAGTTGGAACTCCATTTTCCATTGTTCTAATAGAAAGTGATATTGGAAGATCAATGTCATCTTTTGATCTAAAATATACAAAACACTCTGTCAAGAAAATTCCTGTTTCGTCATCAACAGAAAAAGATTGTGCAAGAGGATCATACCAAGCAATAATATTATTTTGAGATGTTCTTCCAACAATGTGTGTTCCAACTATTTCCGTATCTGAAGATCTATCTACAGAATTCTCCCCAAATTCTCTTTTATCTACAACATGATTATTTCTAACTGATTCTTGACTTTGAATATATCCTGAAGAATAATATGTTTCTTCAGCGTTTGATACAGTTAATTCTTTAGAATTATTTTCATCGCTTGAAAGTGAAAATACTTTATCGCCAGTCTCAAATCTTGGGTGATATGAAGATGCAGATTCTGGAATATAGAAGGATCCCGCAACATATCCATTTTCGTCAGTAACTAACTTCATATCAGTTACCGTAGCTGTTGCCCCACTTTCCTCACCAATTAAAGTAGTTCCAACCTCTATGTAACCATAATACCTTCCTTGCGGGTCTCTAGTTAATGAATAAGTGTCAATATTCAATAATGTTGAAACTGAATCATATTGAGTTGCTATTGCTTGTCCTGTATATGGATTTATTGTATAGACTTTCGATGGGACATCATACTCTCCATCTTTGTGGTTTATCGCAGCAAGTCTAGCATCAAATTTAGATACAACACTTCCACGTTTATTGGATAAATTTGTTATATTTTCTCCCACTCGGAATGCTCCAGAATCCATTTCAATTTGAATTAATTTTGGAGTGCAATATCTTGATACATTGATTCCATCAAAAAATGGATAAACTCTAGTTCTTGGTTTTAATCTTGAACCTTCAAATTCTATATTTTTAGGTCTCATAAATGAAACCAAATCTCTACTAATTACTCTATCACCGACAGTAAGCGATTCATATTCCTCATGAACAATTGTTCTAGATGCTCCTTGAGATTCAGAATCTATATTAAATATTTCTTGAAGCTCTTCTTGAGTGACTGTAGTTTCACTTCTGCTAATCCATTGGCCGGTGCCAGATTCAGAATTTCCGGAATTTTCGGAAATTTTATCAATATCACTTCTATTGCCAGAATCTTCTAAAGAAAGATTTCCAGTCCAATTTGTAGTCCAACTATTCCAAAGAAGTGGAACATAACCACTTTGAGAATCTAATTCTGTTGTTCTTTCATAGAAATCAACAGTTGCAGCATAGTTTCCTTCTGTTTCTATGAATCTAGATTGAACTCTTACAGTGTCTAACCAGGTGTCTGAAGTTGGTGTTAATTTAATACTTCCTTGCCAATAATTAATCGAAAATGGAGATACTGACTCTGATCTAGTTGCAAAAGATTGTTTTAACCACTCAACTTGAGAATAATCTAGTGTAATAATATCATTTGTTTTTCTAATATTTTCTCCATCAATAAGATTGAACTCAAAGTCGGTATTTGGATTTAAACCAATAATTGGTCCAAATGTTAAATCTATAGAATCTGTGTGGTGCTTTGGACGCAATTCGTTGTATTTTCTATCAATAGAATTTTTGATATCAAATTTTGTTTCTTGAGTCTTAAAAGAACTAAAATTATCAACAAAGAAACCAGACTTAAATCTATTCATTCCATTTGGATCTGAAATGAATAGATTTTGGGTTGAAGACTCTAGAGATGTTAGTGCAGTATAATACTCAAGATTTCTAATCCTATCCTCTAAGGATTTTATATCAGACATCTTGTATCTCTTATATTCAAATAATTTGAGAGATGCCTGCGAAGTATTAAATAAATATGGCGGTAAAGTCACAGTTGCTAACTCTATAGCACCATCAATCGAACTTGGTGGTTCTGGTTTTTCTGCAGGGGATCCAAATATAACTTGAAATTTTCCTTCCTTTGTCAAGAAAATCCTATCAATTCTACCAATATAATGTGAAAAATCTAAAGTAGTATTTTCTTGAGATGCTAAAATATTTGCAGCAGAATTTCCTTCTCCATCAAAAAATCTGCCTAAAAATTCTAAAGGAGATCTAGATCCTTCAGATACAGAATATGAACTAACTCTGGGTCTAATATCAATTATATCAGCATTTGAAATACCATTTACAGATTGTATTTCTGTCGCATAATTAAAATCATTATAAGACCCAACCGTTGTAAAGTCTCCAGTGTCCGTTGTTGCAAAAGAACCACTTGAATAATAAATTTTTATTTTTTTAGATGGAGCTTTAGATGATGATCTTCTTTTTATAGTTCCATAATTATAGAAAGTTTTCTGTTGCCCGTTACTAAATGTATAATTTGAAGATATATTAAAATCAAGTTCTGCTATTTCAGAAATTATCCCGGAAATAGAACTTTCTTCAAATAAAATTGTCTCTCCCTCAATAAATCCAACACCATTTTTTGATATGTAAGAAACACTGAGATTAGATGGTTTTTCTACGCATATTGCAATTGCTCCACTCGTTTGTCCAACTATAATTTCTCCCAATATTGCTTCATTGGTTGTAGAAGAAACACTATCAATCGTAGAAAATGTTACTTTTGGTGCTATAGGATTGTCTGTCCCACTTGACTCAAAAACTCCATGCAATTGAATAATATCTGGTTGATTGATTGATATAATTTCATCTTCTACTCTTGTTCCAAAAGGATAGTTTCCATAAATTAATCCATTATTGAGTGTAGTAGAACCTATTCCAGATCCCTCCAGTGTAGATTTATCAACTATAGTAAAGTTAACTCTATTTTTTAATTTTCTTTTTGTTGACAAAGAAGACTTCTTTATCGTAGCAATTAAAGTTGCTCCAGTATCAGCAGATCCTTCTGTTAACCCACTGATTTTACTGATTGTAGATGAAGTGCCATTAAAAGTTATTTTATCCTCTGTTAAATTTTCTGTAGTTCCATCACTTCTTATGAGAGAATATCTGGACTCAGTAAATGGCAAAAATGTTTGATCAACTCCAGCATCAAGTGCAACGCTTACGGTCCCATTAGTATCAATATTTACTGAGAATGATTTTCTAATTGAAGCCTCTGCGTCACTTAAATCTACAGTAGAAATGTTTTTCTTGGATAGTTTTGTATATAATGTATCATCAGAAGATTTATTTGTAATAGTTGTTAAAATATCTAAATCCGACACTGAAATATTTGAAGAACTTAAAGTTCCATTTGCCACACCAGCAACACTTTGTACTCCTGATAAAGTTATACTTGTTGTTCCTACGCCAGAAATACGTGCAAATGTTGGATCAGATGAAGTATCTAGATCAGAAAATCTTACAAATCTACCAACTTTCGAATTTGATATAAATCTAGAGTTTACACTTGTTACTGTACTAACTCCTCCAGAATGACCTGTTATCCTTGTAACACCTACATTAAAAGAAGGAGATTGAACTATATCGGCAGCAAAAGTGTTAATCCCAATAACTCCATTATTTGTCGCAAATAAAGATCTGGCATCAGATATTGAATTTTCTGTCACTGCAATAGCAATTCTTCCATCTTCAACTCCATCAAAAATTAATTGTTCATTTTCTAAGAAAGACCCATTAATTTCATAAACAGTAACTGCAATTCCAGCAGAAACTGGATATCTTAGAAAGGCAGTTGCTCCGCTATTACTACCTTTAACAAAAGTTGGGACTGTCAGAGTATGTTCTTGATTGAGAGTTAAAGTTGTAAATGGTCTTACATCATATAAAGAAACTCCCCACTGATTTATATTAGAATTTGATGCACTGTAAATTCCAGATTCTAATCTAAAATCATAAAGTCTTGCAAGTCCAATTTCTTTTCCTGGAGCGGTATTTTGATCAGAACCACCCCTATCATCTCTCAAACTTACAGTATATGTGTTTCCTATACCAATGGTTGGAGTTCTTAAAACTCTATTAACTTTGAATTTAGTTCCAGTGTTGTAAGAAATTGTTTGATTTAATTCTGTCTTAGTAGTTCTTGGTTTTTGGAAATCTAATAAAACAGGAGATGTCGTTTCAATTGAATATCCATTTACATACGCCTTTCCTGATGAAATTTTATATACTGCTAAATCATCAGAAGCTGTTGAACCATTATAAGTAAATTCTCCTAATTGAAAAACTCCACCATTTCCAAGATTGTCGTTTAGAGAATTTACCACAGAAACATCGAAAGGTTTTACCAAGTAATGACCACTTTCATCAAAAGTTCTTTGTGCAATAGTATCTTTTATACCTTGATCAAATAACGAACCAGAAGTTTCTGGAAGTTTTGCTCTTAAGACACCTTCCTCAATTGTAGCTAATTCGATGAAATTATTATCATTAAAATCATCTAAAGATTTTTTAAATAAAGATACAGATATTCTCAATCTATCTGCACCTGGAGCAGAATAGTTCGTAAATCCTTGAGAATTATCGTTTAAAGTATCATCTAAGTTTGAATTGACAAGATCTTCCCTTACAAGAAGACCAACTCTATAACTTGGAGTATTAGTATATTGATCTAGTATTAAAGTTTCTGATGAAACATTTATAAAATAACCTCTAATAAAGTAAACACCTTGTTGAATTTGAAATGCAGAACCAGTAGAAGAGGCTCTAGAAGGTATTGTGGAGGCAAATGAACTTCCAACAGGAATACTAGTATTTCCAAGAAGAGTTGAATTTATAATCTGATCACAAAATAATTCTTCATTATCTAAAAATTCTTGTGTTGTATTATCGGAAGAATTTGAATTAACATATTTTAAATAAAGAGTCAAACTTCCTCTCTGAGAATTTTGTGGAAGTAGAATACTATCAACAATAGCAGAAACCCCAGAAGTAACGCCTGTAACTTTTGTTCCTATTAATTGTTCTGCATAAGCGCTGACTGGAATGCCTTGAAATGTATTATTTAATTGAACGCAATAATATAATTGAGTATAACTAATATTTCCTGGAATTACTTTTGCACCTTCTTTAAAAAAGTGTTGACCAAATTGTTCAACTTGGTTTTGTAGTATTGATTGTAATGTCGTTAGTTCTCTTGCCTGAACTGGGAATCCTGGTTTAAATAAGACCTTATAATAATCATTTTCTTGCGAAAAGTCATCAAAATATGGTGAGATGTTGAGATTTGTCTGCTGTGCCATGATTTTTTAGAACTGCAAAATGATTTTTATGTCTTCTTTCTGAGTTGATGACCTAGTTATTGAAGGCCTATTATCAACATAAATGATATTTCCAGAATATTTTTTAACTTCAGGATTAGCAATACCCTCCGTAAAGTTAAGTCCAAAATAATAAGTTCTATTATTTATAGATGTAGTTTCACCACTAAAATTTGAATCTATAGATAAAACATCACCACTATTTGGAATAATATTAACATTTCCTCCTGCTTCAGGATCTGAATTAAACTCAACTAAGTCAAATCCAAATTCTGGATTCGAATTTTGACTTCCATCGGTATTAAATCCAACTAAAGTTCTATCTTGCCAATACTTAAGAATACCGGTCGTTTGATCGTAGTTAACAACTTTTCCTACAGCAGTAGTGCCAGTAGAAATAGTTTGTGTAAATCTAGAATTTGGAGTAAACTCCGCTGAACTATATCCTATTCCAGTTAATTTTAAAGCACCAACCGCACTTGCTTTGTCTTTGGTCAAGATTATATTTGAATCATAATTAAAAGGACTCTCTACGATACCGATTCTAGCAAAATCATTTCCAGTAATAAAATCTGGGTTGCTGGAATCATTTTCTATCCTACTATACAGGAGAACATTCAATGCTCCCAATTCTCGATAAATGTCTTTTCCATGGCCACCTTTTGAGCAAATTATGACATCAAATATTGGTGAGGTTGATCCGGAGGGAACTCCTCCAGCAACGGTATCCACATAACCATATGTGTATCCAGAACCCTGATTTGAAATTTGAACAGAAGAAACTTTTGAATCTTCATCTACAATTATAGTGCATTCTGCTCCGATTCCATCTCCTTTAATAGGAACATTCGTATATTGGGTATTAGCTTCACCAACAGAAACTCCAGAATTACTAACCACAACTATTTTAATTGATCCGTCAACTGCATTATCTCTAACTAATGCATTAGATACAGAAGTGCTCCAATCTGAAGGAAGCGGAGTAAATTGAGTAGAATCGAATTTTATAATATCATTAGAACTTAAAGTATAAAGATATTTCCAGATATATCCATCACCACTAGAACCTGCAGATTTTGGTTCCAAGTCTGTAAAAGTTGGTTCATCTAATGAAGGTTTTCCTAATGGATTATCAGGACTAGTCCCATTTTGTAAACATATATAAACTCTATTCTCACTGTTTACAACATAGAAAAATGATCCGTAAAGATTGGGAGAACCTGAAATAGGAGCAAGATTATTTATACTATAATCATGACGATACATATCGTACTTTGACCCACTATTCCATGTTCTTTTTGGAATAGCAAGAATTGCATTTTCAGATGTTATCTTTTTCAATGAAACCATACTATCCCAAAAAGCATGTTCATTATCAAAATTATCTCTTGGAGCTGGGGGATTAGTATTCCAATTTTCATTGTAATCTGTTGGATTTGTTAATCCAAGAAAAACGTAATATGATTTTTGTGCATTTGATATCTCTGATAAAAAATTCTTAGCATTTAGGACCCTCATTTGATCCGTTAGTATCGCAGCCATATTAGCAATAGTTTTTTATCTATTTATTAGGTCTTATAATTTTTAAATTTGAGTTCCTCTGTCCTAGAAACTCTAGTTGAAGTTTTAATGCCAATGTATCCATTATTGGTATGAGCTAAATGAGAAACTTCTAATTCTCTGTCCTCAACTATAATCTTTCCCCAACTATAATTGCCAAAATATCCATTATCTGTAGATATTCCACCATTTGCGATAAAATCATATCCTAGAATAGAATTATCACCTACTCTAGATTCAATTCTTTTTACAGTCGTAGTTATACCAATATAATCTATAGATACTGTTGAAACAGAGTCAACATAATAAACTCCATCAATAAATTCTGTCGATATTCCTATGACATTAGATCCTGTACTATATGATTCTATAGATGTCGTTGCGATACCAACGTTAGAATCTTTAACTATAAAGAAATCTCCAACTGAAAGATCCGTTACATCAGTAACCCCCAAAGGAGAAACTATATCTTCATTTTTAAAAATTGGATTTGGAGGCATATAAAGATCAAAGACAAATCTAAGGTCGGATGGATTTGTCGTTGCAAAACCAACAATTCTCCCTTCGTCTCCATGATACGATTGAACATCACATACCTCTACAGATGCCATTTCTGGAATAGAAATTAACACCAAAGGTGGATTTGCACTCGTATATCCTGTTCCCGGTCCGGTTACAGAAATACTTTCAACCGTTCCTGCAGCACTAACAACTGCGGTAGCAGTAGCGGCAATTGTGGATACCCCTAATGTACTCGCTATACTAACTGAAGCATTTGTATATCCAAATCCACCATCAGTGATGTCAATATTTGATATTGTTCCCAAACCAGAAACAATCGCAGTAGCTGCTGCTCCAGATTTTACTTCAGTTGATATTATATTAATCCTGTTTTGGAATACAAAATTATCTGTTTTAGTTTCGTTTTGTGGATTAAAAATGGGTCTTATCGAGTCAAAATAGAATACAGTAATTCCAATACCAACATCATTAATTAGGTATGATGTTGGCACAATATAAGGTTCATATGAAGTTCTTACTTTATTAACAATATTACCAGCAACTAATTTATCTTCAGTCTGTTTAGTCCATATTACAGATCTATACTTTTCTGGATCATCGATGGTGCCCGGACCATAATATGGAGTTGTTATAACAGTTCTGGATCCATAGATTTTAGATACTGTTCTTTGGTCTTCCACTTCTGTTATGTTATCTGAAGTAATTTTTAATTGATCTCCTGGTTCAACTGAAGGAATAATTTCAACATCTACAGAATCATTTTCATTACCCTTATAATAAAAAATTGATAACTTGTCTTCTACTTTTAATGCTTCAGAAAATCTTATATAAGAACCACCATTAAAAACAAAAGATTCGCCAGGAATTTGTATTATATCATTGATAAAAACAACGAGAGTATATGCAATATCAATTGAAGACGATCGAGATGGAACTATTGATATAAGATCTCCTTGAAAAATTAATGGAAATTCTTTTCTTCTACCATTAAAATAATCGGATAGATCATCTAATCTTTGTAAAAATCCAACTGACCAAGCATTAAATGTATCATTATGAATTTTTTCAATGTCAATTTTAAAATTAGTATAATTTGAGGTTGTTGGTATTCCAGTTAATCCACTTATCGGCAATGATAAAGACTCTTGTACTTTATAACTATATCCATTGTTTCTAATAGTAAAATCAACAATACTAGACCCATTTCCCACAACAATGTTTGCAGTAGATTCTCTACCATTTCCAGAAATAAACTCAGATCCAATACTAATTTCAGTTCCACTTGGCACATCAATAAGATTTGGTTCATCAAATGAACTTTCTGATAATAATATGTAAATCGCATCTTCTGCTCCACTTGGAGTCAAACTTGCAACTTGTCCATTGAGATTGCTATCTTCAGTATAGAGACCTATTCCTGGCGCAATCTTAGACAAATCTGATTTATTTACTTCTATTTTTAAGTACCAATTCGATAAATCTCCAGTCATGAAATCTCTATAAATTGAAGCGGTTGAAATTGTCACCACAGATAAAGCATTATATACAAGAGAAATATTTTCATATGAAAGGGGATCTTCAAATTCAATAACTGGAACATCCGAAGTAGTATATCCAGTTCCGGCATTAGTAATAGTAACAGTATTTGATATTGTTCCTTTTCCAGTTATAATTGTGGCAAATCCAATATGATCAACTTTTGTTGATCCTACACCAACAGAAGTTACAAGACCGGTTATCGCGTTAACATTAACAAAACCTACCTGATGGCCAGTAGATGCTACACTAACTTGTGTGTTGGTCGGTATAATCTTATCAGAAGTAATTGCTTCACCTATTCTAATATATGTGTTTCCAACCGAGACAACAGAAGCCTCGGAGATATATGTTCCGATAGAAACAACAACATTTCCACTATTATTTAAAAGCAATTCAGTTAATTCTAAAATACTATTTTTGGACTCGACATATATTTCCGTAGACCCTATACCAACTGTTGAATTGGTATCAGTTAAAATTTGATAATAATAACTACCTCTATATCCACTGCCAGTTGTGGCAACACTAACGCTAGATATTGTTCCAACACCAGATATTATTGATGTTCCTCCTGCAGCAACTAGAGGTTGATATCCGAATCCCGCTGTTGATCCAATGGATTGTATTACTCCACCCTTGGGGAATGGTGAAACTCCAATGTCGTCCTCAATTACTGTAGTATCTCCAGAAAATACCAATTTACTTTCTCCTGGAGTTGATTCTGCAATATAATAATTTCCAAGACCATCATCATTGAGTGGAGATTGGAAGACATTATTTAGTAATACGATTGCATTATCATCTACAAGTCCAGTAACATATGAAGTTCTTTCAGCATCTAATGTAAATGTGGATTTTACTCCGTCAAACTCATGAGATATATCTTTGAATACATAATTATTTGAATAAGTATCCGTGGAATTGCCAACTACAGGACCTTTCATGAACACTCTTCCAGAAAAACTGGATGCCTTTGCTATTCCTGTCCAATCAGTTTCATTTGGATCATCAGTTTCTATGGGAGTTAATCCAGTTGGAGCCTCAACAAAACTAATTTTATTATCCTTAATTAAATAATCGCCAGTAATTTTAGTAATAGTGCTCGATGCTGAATGTGAAGTTATAGAAGTGCCAACCTTGCCTCTAATGACTAATACATCATTTAATGATACTCCAACACCAATTGCTTGTATTTTCATGATTTCATCATTGATTTTTATAAAATCTGCACTTAAAAATGATGAAATACCAGAAAAAGTAATTACATTATCTAGATTAGTTACTTCAGATTTCAATGTAGTATTAACACTAGTAAGTGTGATTGGTGCTTGAATAAAATTATCTAGTGTTATGATAGATCTAGAGTTTTGATTTTGAGATACTAATTTATGATCTAGTGGTCCAGATCCTAAAGATTGTAAATCAATATATTTTGGAATTTTATTCAGTGCAGCTTCTGCATTTGTTGCAAATCCAACTTGATTATCGTTCTTCTTAATAATATAAAGTTCGTTAATATCTGATGTTGGCAATAAAGTAGTATCCGCAACTCCTACAAAAGAGGTTTCTGCAATTCCTATAGCCGATGAGGGATCTGAATTTGCAAAATAACTTACTCTTTCGCCAGTTACAAAAAAGTGTCCCGGAATTGTAACAGTATTTTGACTAAGATTTACCACATCTGCAGAGGAACCATCAAATTCTCTTGAGAATATAGATCGATCTCCAAATTTTAAATCAAATGTATCTTTTATAACATTAAGAGTTCCAATATATACCTGCTGATTTAATACAATAGCAGAATCTTGATCAGAATCGTTATAGTCAAATGTCAAGCTTGAGCTAGATACTGTCGTCTCCGAAGATGCGACTAACTCATGTTTTAATACATTTACATGGATATCAATATTAGCATTAGGTGTAAATGTTAAATTAACCTCTTCATCGTTTGTTATCGTAGTTCCAAAGGTGCCTAATCCACTAAATGAGTCTCCAGTTTTATTATCAATAAAAGCAAATTTAGTATGAAAAGATTCTGTATCAATTCCTAAAGAATTGATTGTATCAATTACAACAATTTCTCCGGATTGATAAGTATTATTTGTTGTATCTGCAACTTGAACAAAATAAACAGCTGCACTATTAGTATTTGCCTCTGTAGAAATGTAAGAGGCAATTGTATGTATTTCTGGAGTTGCTGATGATGATATTTCTGTAGTTTTTGCTTCTATTTTAGAATTTCCTAATGTAATTGTAGATAATCCAGTATACGCATCAGAAGTTAATCCCACCTGAACCGTATTAATATATCCAATTTGTCCAACTCCAGTTCCAGGAATAAAATCAACTTTAACTAGATCACCATCCAAATATGAATGAAAAGTTCCATAACCAACATTTGATGTAGATATTTTTCCATACTCCACTGAACTCAAGTCTGTTTGATTATGAGTTAAGTTAAGTGCAACTATGGCGTTATCATTATTATCAATGTCTGGATCGATTCCAATAAAGAGTTTTATAGAACTAAAAGATTTTCCAATAGAAGCAATAGTCTCAGTAGTGCCTGATGTTATTTGAACACTGTTTGTAGATATTTTTGCAATATTTCCTAGAGTAGTTGTTCCTATACCAGAAATATTATCTTTAATCTCATATGAAAGATATGTTATATCAAAATCATTTTCGGATGATTTTGCGGTATCTGGATAATATCTAATATTTCCAAATCCTGAGGAAACAGAATAATCGAAAAATCCTCCAATAGAATCGCCGCTTGTTTCTAAAATTGCATATTGATTTATAAATCCTTCGTCTTCATTATTAACAACATCAACAATTGATATTTGCTTCTCATTTTCAAATCTCCTATCTTTAATAAGAGCAAATAATTTATGATATTTTTTATCATCTACAAGAAATGATGAGATATTAATAAATTCTTCCGTTCTCGCAATGCTATTAAATTCTGAACTTATATCATCAATATTTAAAACTCTATTAAATCTTGCTTCATTATAATTTGAAAGATTTCTACTATAGAAACCAATCTCTGTAGAGAATAGATCATCCCCAGTGCCTAAAGCGTTTTCATTAACTATATCAAAATTATATGTACTATTCATGTTAATATTATTAACAAACATTCTCAATTTTGTTACAACCGAAGTTGATAGCCCAATAATATTATTACTAACAGATTCTATTTGATAATCTGAGAATTTTCTATATCCAACTGGATGATTGAGTGAAGATATATCATCATTCCATTTTTTAAACGGAACAGTAGATTTGAGAGAGTATGAAAAATTATGATAATAGTCACTATCCTGAATTCTTTGAGATATTTCATTTAAAAATCCAATATTATTGCCAAATCCTTTATTATATTCTATAGAACTGTTATAAACTGCCTGAGATTCATAGTTTGACAATAACGCAACTATCCTTCCAATAGAATTAGTTGAAAAAGATATTAGATTATCATCAATCTCAAATATATCGGTACTAGAAACTCTAGCAATAGAACTATTATTGTCCCAACCATCAATAGTTCCTGTAAAATTGCCAGACTTAATCTTTTCTCCCTCAATAAATTCATTCATTCTTAACTGAACATCAAATATTGGAAAGTTTCTCTCTGCTGTTATGGAAACCGCAGAATTTATTGGATCAAATTCTCCTAATACTTCATTCTCATTTAATAAATCTTCCATATTTACAACAATTTTAGGTTCGAACCCAAAATAATCTGGATCAATTGATTTTACGGTAAGTAACTCATAATCATACTCTTCTGAGTTATATCCTCTAAGAGTAGATTCATTATCGATATTCGCAGATCCTTCTATTAAAATCTTATCGTTGACAAAAAATGGAAAAGTATCTCCTTCCACATAAGCAGCGTCAAGAGTTATTGTTAAATCTTTACTAGACGGATCAAATGACATAAATGTAGCGCCAATACCTGATCCTCCCTTTATTGGAACTATCCTTGGTATAGAATTATTGAGGTTATATGCGTTTGTTAATACTTCAACATTAGTGTCTCCCAACTTATATGTCAATTCAATACTATCATTTATTTTTTTAGTAACTCCATCAACAACAATTAACTTTGGATTATTGAGATATCCTTTTCCAGAACTAGAAATTCCAATCGATTCTATTGATGAAAAAGGTTCAATTTTTAAAATTTGTGGAAAATATATGACAGGAGATAATGATTTATCATGCGGAAAATCATAACCAAAATCATTAATTTTGGCATCAGAAATTTTTCCAATATTTTTACTTTCTGCTCTTACAACGGCACCAGTTCCAAATACAGAGAAAATATTACTTATACCTGGAGGAGCTTCATAGTCAATTCCACCATTGATAATATTGAATCTTGCTATGGGACCGGTAGTATGAGTACAATCAGTTATATATGAAATTGATGCATTATTTTTTGTATATGATGATCTTTCAGGTTCTTCTGGAAGATTAAATGTAAATATTGATGTTGATCCAATTCCAGTAGAAGAATTAAACTCGGTTTGAATATTATGCCTTCCAGAATATTTGCTATTAATTATATGTATTTCCCCTGCATAGTTAACACTATCATCGACATACGCTTCCCTCTTAGGCAATGGACTTATTAAATTATTTTCAATGACGGGTTCTAGTTTATAATAAAGAATATTGGGAGTTTCATCATCAATAATCAAAGTTGCTTTTGCATCTTCACCAACTTGACCAGTTACAGTATAATTAAAGTTATTATTTTTTCTAGACGTTTCCCAAACTTTTAAATATGATTTATCTGAATATAATTTAAATTTAAATGCAGGATAAAAATTATTGCCATTTGGAGTAAATTTCAATGAAGAATCGTTTAAGTTAAATTCAATTGTTTTACTGCCATTTGTAACTATTCTTGGATTTACAGCACTAAAAGATCCAGAAGTACTAGCTAATCCAACTGGAGTTGGATTGGTTGATATAGCATCGTATTGATCTCTAGATAACTTAAATCTATCTCCATCAATTTTTATGACATAAAATAATTCATTATCGTTATCTGATAGGGATTGTTGAGGATTTGCTATAGACGTACTGTATATAACCTTTTGACCATGTTCAAATTCGTGATTTGTCAATTCAATTGTATTAGTCTCTTCAGAGACATCTGATTGATTAAATATCTTATTGTGTAATAATGTATTTCTATAATAATCACTATATTTTACATCTATAGTTTTTGTTGTTGTTGGATTTACTTCAAACTCTACTATATGCTTTGGAGATATTCCATGAGTTGTATCGGTAGCTACGGTAACTTTATTTCTAACTGCCTCTCCAGTAATTACTGGATAATTTGTCCTTAAACTATGATTAACTCCCAATCCAAATTGATAAAAATATAATAGTCTAGAATCGGCAAAAGCGGGTTCTATTCCAGCAATAATACCATCAGTATTCAATCCAACCTTTACTGTAGATAATCCAACAAAATCTTCATTAAATCTGTATATGTAAAAATTCTCAATGTCTGAAAGATAAAATTTTGTCTCATCTCCATACATTCCAATAACACTGTGCGATGTAAAATTTGAATTGGGAGAATATAAAACTTCATCATTAGTTTTAAATGGGTGATTTTTTAAATATATTGATTGTGTAGGAACAAATATTTTTTTAATTCCAGCACCAGGATCAGAAAATGTTATTTTTGTTCCCGCATCATTTGAAGAATCAACTCCCAAACTTAAAGATTCTCCAGGGTCAAAATAAACTTGTCTATTTTCATATGAATAAAAATCTGTATTAAACCCTGCGTTAAATTCAAATTTTCTTTGTTTTATTGTAGCAGCAGTTCCTACTGTATGCAGTCCAGATACTCCATTTATTGATCTTTTAACTCTAACTCTGGATGATTTCTCATCAACATTTAATATTTTAAACTCTTCTGATCCAATTTGAAGAATATCATTTTCAATGATATTTGAACCTTCCAATAAACCAGACAATCTAAGATAAATTATATTCTCTGTAGTAGATTCTATAGCTGTAGTTGTAGTTCCAACTCCAGCAAGACTAAACTCTTTAGATGGAACACTTATGTAATAAGATCCTTCAATCTTCGATGAAGAAGTTGATAGACCTGATATTGTTATTAATTCATTATTAATAAATCCATGCGGAGAAGTTGTTGCTACTCCAACATATACTCCTTTTTTATTTGAAGGGTATATTTCAATATTTGAAATAGTTTTTTCATTTTCTATAGATTCAACAGTTTTACCTTTGATGAAAGAAACTTTTGCATTAGCTCCAGAACCACCAGTTCCTTCATTTGCAAAAGTAACAATATCATTTACTGCATAGTTTTCTCCATAAGCATCATTTTCAAAAACAATACTATCAATTGTTCCATTCTGAACAGAATTAATAGTAATAGTTTGATTTAAATTTTGAGGCAAACTTATGAAGGGATATGTTTCTGAGTTATCAAATAAATTATAATAGTCAGTAATTCTTATAAGATCCGAATCATTAATATCATATACATCTTGCGTAGAATTTCTATTGAAATTAAATTCAATAGGTTTGGAATAAAAGTTTTTGCCGATTAAATATGGAAATTTCGGTTTTCTGTAATTTTTGAATACCCCATCATATTCGGGTGAGGGGTTTATAGTAGCAAAGTAAGCATATGTTCCATTTGGAAATTCTGGAGTTACACAAAATCTGCCATTATTTTCATCAAGAACAATTTCAGAATTTGTATTATAGTAAGTATAATCTTCAACGAAAAATCCCGAAGGGTATTTTGGCGGTCTATTTGTTAGAGTATCTGATACATCAACATACCCAGATCTCATTAATGCAGTTGATCCCCCAGTTTTAGTTATAAATCCGTATGGTCCATATATTGGATTTCCATCATAAGCCCATCCAATGATAGGAGAATGTTGAGAAGAATCAATTTCTACTTTATTGAATTGTAAATCTTTCTTACCATACAATTTTTGGCCATCTTGATCATTTGAATATAAAGAACTTCTTAGATATCTTGGTGCGTATAAATGTGAATATTGTATTCCATTTTCTGATCTAACTGGTAAAGAGAGGACACCATCATCAGAAGAGAATTTATCAAACTCTCTCTCAAACTTATTGATAGTCCATTGTTGCACTTTACAATCAAATTTAGTTCTAGAAGAAGCCTGAGAAGGAACTACAGTAACTCTAGTTGAGAATGGATTATAATTTCTTCCTCCTTCTACTACAAAAACGGATTTTATTTCTCCATCTTCAACTATAGGAGTCAATACAGCACCATTACCAACACCATCAATTATCAAATCAGGAGTTGAAATATATCCACTACCAGGTCTTAAAACAATAACCTCAGTAATAACTCCCAAATACGTTATAACAGAAAGTTCTGCTCCACCTCCTTGAGAGTATGATATTGTTGGTTTTCTATGAAAATCTATAATATTGGTAACACCATATCCAACACCTTTCTCATATAGATCTATTGTTTCAATAGATCCTCTGAATATAGGTTGAACCCTTGCTTCAAATGTTTCTGTTCCTATGGAAGATATTCCAACTTTTCCTATTACAGAAATTTTTATTTCTGGATAATTGAAGAATTGTAATCCATTTCCAGTTGAAGTTAATCCAACATATCTTTTATTTTTATAGTAAAAATCTTTTTCTGTAGATCCACTGCCAACTTGAGATAATTTAAAGTTGTCATTATCAATTTTTGTTAAATAATATTGCGTATTTGTAGTAATTCCAGAAATAGGAGTAGCAGTGGTTCCATAACCAACATATTCGATAATTTCTCCAGAAGAATATCCGTGATTTAAAATTTTTATTTGATCGTTTGAAGTGTTAATGCCCGTATGAGATACCGTTCTTAATTTATTTTCGTAGTTTTCGCCCTCATTTAAAACATTTATTGAACCTAATATAGATTTTTTATTGATTGCTTGTAAATAATGATTTCCTGACCCAACATTTGAAAAAATTATCGGGTCATTTTCTGAAACAGAATCATTGATATTTTTGTAGAGTTTTACCTGAGTATTGCTTTCAGATCTTACAAAATAATTTGTATTTGTTGTTAGTCCAGATATACCAGATAATCCATTTGTAATATATTTTACCTGCTCATTATCTCTAAATTTATGATATGTGCCAAATCCTATTACTGAACTTCCAATAGAAATATTTGTTACTTCAGCAGAAAAACTTTCTATATGGTCAATAGTTTTCATTGAAACTTGAACCTGTGCTCCAAACCCATTTCCACCGGTAATAGAAACAATTGGAATATCCTCATAATCAAATCCATTATCAATAATACGTATATCTTTAAGACCTCCCTTTACTGAAAAATTTCCAGTTGCTCCAATGCCAGAAGTGTCGGAAATGATTAAATTTGGCGGATTTATGATATCAAATTTTTCATCGGAATTTATAATAGATATTGAATCTAATTCTCCATGATAAATTTTTTGCTTTGATTTATAATTTAATATTTCAACTCCATTAATAAGCATCCCAGTATAACCTGGTTTTGTTGGATAATCTCCAGGAAGATTTGATGGTTCATCAAATCTTCTAAAAAGTTTTTGATGCATCAAATCTTTATTTTCAAAATCTTTTCTTTGAATATAATTATTGGATATAGTAGTTACTTCAGAAAGTCTCAAAAACTTTGATAAAGTTGGATTGTTTAAAGAATAATATATGTCCTGCAGACTTTTAGCTAACTTTAAATTATCTTTATCAATTCTATATACATAATACTCACCTTCATCAAAAAGTTTTGTACCTTCTTCGATAGACTCTACATATTGAAATAATTCATTGTAACTAAATTTGCTTACTTTTTCGGTTTCATAATAAATTTTGTCGCCAGTATAAAATCCATGATTTATAACTTCAATAGTCTCTCCTGCGGCAAAAGTTCCTGATAATTCTATTTTATAATCTGCAACTGCAATATTTTCTGACGGTAATGATGAAGAAGCAAATAAACGATAATTTGATCTTATATCTTTATATGCACTCTGAACATTAACTGGAAAATTCTTTATCGTAGAAAATTTTGAATATTGTGACGTGCCCTTTTTTAATATTCTCCTTAACTTATAAATTGCATTAACGTCTAATTCGGAAGAAGTTAAAACATTTAAAGAAGTGTCACTTGTTAAATCTAAAATATCAGCACTAATAATATCTCCAGACGTTAAAACGAATTCTACCTTATCTAATAAATTTAAATATTGCTTATTATTTAATTGAACAGAATAACTATTATCAGACTCATCTAATCTACTAATACTTTTTACTGTATATGAAGATTTATTATTATAAATCCATGTCGAAGATTTAAAATCATTATCATAAATTCCTAAAGATTTTATTCTTGCAACATCACCACTTTTATAATAACGATTATCAACTGGAACATTGAAGTCCGATAAAACATTTGTAATGGCTACAACAATAGTTTCATCTCCATCTTCAGCATACGCATAAGCATTTGAATCTATAACTTCTGATGCTGGATTAATTTGTCCAGATATAAAATCGCATCCAAAAAATTGAGTTAAATTCTTAGAATCATATGATATTGTTCCGGTAGATCCATTATCATAAGTTACGTATAAATTTCCAGTTTGAGCAAATCCAACCGTGGACTCTACATCCAATACTGTTGACCCAACAGATACTCTCTCTAATATTCTAGTCTTTGGTGTAGATTTAAATTCTCCATATACAGTTCCTTTAACTCTTGCGTCTCTGTCATAACCAGAATCAATATCTAACCTGAAATACGATTTTCCCACACCTACACTATCAACATATGCAATAGGAGCGTACGATTTTGAAGGGTAATCTTGATATAAAGTTAAATTTTTAAGTCTACTAGGGTCCCCGATAATAGGTTCTGCGATAATGCCTTTTACAGCAAGATAATTTGAACTTGAAGGTTTTATTAGATAGTCGGATGGTTGTATGACTTTTACATCTTCTCCATATAAAGTTCTAAAAATAATCTCAAAAGATCTTTCAGTTCCTTTTGATGCGTAAAAATCTTTAAAGTTTTTTATCAAATTTGTTTCATTGATACCATTAAAAAATTCTCTATCTTCAAATCCGGGAACGATTTGTTTTTTTGTTTTTATTAAAAATTGTTTTAAAAATAAAACACTTAAATTTTGAATTTCAGTTCCTTTGGGATGAATATTTGCAAAAGTTGTATCAAATTTAACTTCATCAAAATTATAATCATTTTCTAGGGAGGTTATTCCACTAAATCCACGAATACATCCAGTGAAACTATAATCAGTTTTTCCAGTATATGTGATAATTTCATCATGTAGCTTCAATAATCCGTAAGAGTCTGGAAAACCATATGTTCCTAGGGGCGATAATCCAGAATTAATTTCAATAGTAGTTTGATCAAATAATATTGTATCTTTTAAAATAACAGATTCATTTAAGTCACTAAAGTTATCAATGTCAAGGTACTCATCTATATTATTAACTAAGTCAACTGGAGCACCTTGATACTCTTGAGAGCGATAATATTCCTTTAAGAATTCAGTCACTAAGGGATAATCACTTCTTACATATTCTGGAAGTTGATTTTGTACTATTGTAGATAACTTTACTTTTGTATCTGTCATTTTAATACTGGTTTATTAATATCCGTATGAACCGCCACCACCACCTCCAGATGGTGTTGGACTTGGTGATGGGCTAGATGGTGTTGGACTTGGTGATGGACTTGATGGTGCTGCACTAGATGATGTAGATGATGTAGAAGTTGTTGATGATTGTGAAGTAGTGTATGTTGAAGAAACTCTAGTAGGAGTAGCAGGTCTTGATAAAGATTGTTGTGTAATATCTAGTTCACCAGTACGACCTCCAGATCTAACAAGTGCTCCATTTGGATAACTAGATGCTGATATATAACTTGATCCGGAATTGTCTACACCGGATTCTATCGCATCAACAACCATTTCAAAAATACTATTAGAAGTATCTAATTGCAAATAAAGATCTTGAAGACCTATAACATCGTTTGATTTTGGATTTGCTGATATTTCAATAGTTGCTTGACCATTAACAAGTTTTGCTGAAGTAATGTTTATAGGATTTAATGTTATAATTCCACTAGCATAATTAATAAATCCAACATTTCTCCTTAAGATTGTTGGGGATGTTGAATTTATATTTGGAACTGTAAAAAAGAATAAACTTCCAGTTCTCCTATTAGTATTTGGCAAATCTCCCAAATAAACATCTACGTTTAAACCTGAAACTCTAAATGCGGAGGATTTTATATTATATCCATCAAGTTTATTTACTTGAAATCCATTGCCAAAACCAATTGAATATTCCGCAAAACTATTTAATACAACTCTTAAATCTCTTCTCATACTAACTGTTGTAATATTAGATGTTATAGATTCGTGAGTGTCATCAATTAGTTTCAAAAATCTACTATATTTAAATCTAGCACCATATCTATTTAATTCCGTAGAATTTGCGTATTTCTCTACATTTTCTAAAACTTTATTAGAAACTAATTGTGATGATGAAGTAAAATTTGAATTATAGTATATGCTTGATTGAACTTCAAGATACAAATATTTTAAATCTAAAATTTCTGGTAGAACTCCAACAACACTATAACTTTTTAATTTTCTTTTTATATTTTCTTTAATTAAATTTGGTAAAAAATCTCCAAATTTAGGTTTAATACTAATAAACACTTTACCATATTGTGGCGGTATTAATTCTTCTCCACCAAAAACTGATATGGATTCTGCTTCTGGGTATATTGTTGTTGGTATTAAAGTTTCATAATCACTCGCAGTAATAGCTCTATTCTGTGTAGAATATACTCTAGGAGCAAATTTTTTGATCGATTCAACACTTTCAATTTCATCTCCACCAGATGAAGCAAGTCCAGTTGATAGTAATGAAACACCATCGGTTAATCTATACTCGTCACCATTTCTTGAGTAAGAAATAACTCCGGAAAATGAAAAATTAGTAATTCCATTTGCTTGACTACCAGTAGATCTTATGTAATTGATTGTAACATAGTTTCCATCTTCTAGTTTTTTGCCAAAATTATCATCGCCAAAGAATATCTCATACCTTTCATTTGAAATTTCCTGCAAAAAGTAAACTCTAGAATCTGGTTTAACATCAAATAAATTATTTTGTTGAGTAAATCTCGTAGAAGTTGTATTTGATTCATTATCTCTCACAAAAACAGTGATTAAATCGGTATCAATGCCAGAATTATCTAAAATAAACTTCTGATATGGTTGTCTTGAGCTATATGTAAAATTTTGGGATACCAAAACACCTTCATAAATCGGAATATCTGTAAAAATAGCAATTCCATTACTAACTTGAACTGTAATATCCTCTGGGATTGAAAAAACATGTGATTGACCGGCAAAAGAACCAGAAGAAACCGCAACAATTCCTCTTTTTAATGTCAAAGAAAGAGGTATTGGGGTGTAATTTGTAGTATCAACGAAAAAACTTATCGTAGCTCTCGCAGCTTTTCTTGATTTCGGCAAATATCCGGTCAATTTGGCAAGAGAAACTACATTTTCTCTTAAAGTTGCACTATCAAGAAAGACTTCATTTGCAATCATGTTTGCATTATATGAAGTCGTGTATGTATTATATGCCAAAACGTCAATAATTGTTGACATATTTGACCCTTCAAAATCATAATCAGTGAAATTAGAGTTTGATTTTAAATAATCTTTGATTGTTTGCTTGATTTGATTAAAATCAAGATTTGAAAAGTTAGTTAATGACATCTTTTTATCTGGTTGGTAGCAAGATAAACTCTAATTGCTGTGGCGGAATATCAAGACCTACAATTTGATAAACAATTTTAACATTAAATGCGTTTTCATCATATTTTGGTTCTACAATTGAACTTATATATCTCACTCTTGGTTCAAAATTATTAATAGAATATTCTATTTCATCTTTTATTTCATCTGCTGTTGTTTCATCAAGTAGTTCAAATAAAGAATCTGTTATTTTTGTTCCAAATTCTGGATTAAATAATTTTTCTCCGGGCCTTGTTGTAATAATATTTCTAATTGAACGCGCAATCGCATTTGCATCTTTTAATGCAATCAAATCAAAAGTTAAAGGATTTGATTGAAAAGACATACTAATGTCTTTAAATTTTTGACTGACACGTTCTAATGGCACTCTTATTGAGACATATCGTTATGTTTTATTTATTAGGTATCTTTTGAATTATTATTTCTTTCCTTTGCAGTTTTCCAAAAATAATTTTCTTCATGACCTAAACCATCACGACCATATCCATTTTCAACTTGATAATACTCCGTTGACACTTTAAAATCTGGTGTCTTTGGATTTTCTGGTGTGAGGCTATTATCATATATTCTTAATCGATTATTTGGATATAATGCATACTGCCCATTATCCAATTCAATTAAATTGTGTGACTTGTGTTCTGATGGACTCTCACTAGTTGCATAATCGACCACATCAGGGTCTTGGTGATAATTGTCTATAGTACACACGTAGGTGCCTCTCTGTGCCCCGTAATCG